TGAAGAATCTTAAGAAAGAGGGCATTGAATGAATAACAAAGACGACATAATAAACTCGCTATTGTTCCTCGTATTTCTGCTTGTGGTTCTATCGGTAGAATTACTCGTCGTGCTGTTGATCATGTTGGTAATCGAGCTGCTCATTTGGCCTTGCATTGTGGGGTTGTTTAATTGAAAACTGAATCAACAATTTTAGATTGGGACTCCCCAATCGGATCGCTTACCAAACCGGAGCCTACTCCAATGAAAGAAATTATTATTCCCGCACAACCTACAAAAATTGAACACAAATCATCCTTTAACCAAGAGGCCGAAATGGGCGTGCTGGGCTCCATTTTATTCGATTATGAAAAGGTGTTGGGTTTTTGTGTTCAAAAACATGTTACCGCCAAATCGTTTTATTTTTCCCCTCATCGGATTATTTACGCCGCCATGCTGAAAATGTTTTCAGCATCCTGTCCGATTGACACAATGACTCTTGTTAATCAACTGCAAGGCCAGGGGGAGCTCGAAAAAGTTGGCGGCTTGCTTTACCTTAACAAGTTGCTCGATTCAACGCCGGCCGCTACGCACGCTGAATATTACATTGATCTTGTCCTGGACCAGGCCGGGAAACGTCAATTAGAAAAACTCGCATTATTAATCGCCGATTCATCGAATAACGGCAAAAACAATCTCGAAACTATCAACGAAATTCAAGCCAATCTTGACGCAATCAGGCCAATCGATACTTCCTTCACCGTGCGATCATTGACGGATTACGCGGACGCGGAAATCGATCAGGCAAAGACGCTCCTGGGGAATCGCTTCCTATGCCGCGAGGGTGGCATGCTGTTTGTGGGTCCGTCCGGGGTGGGTAAGTCAAGTGCCAGCGTCCAGCAGGATATACTTTGGGCCCTTGGACAACCAGCGTTTGATATTCAACCTGCCCGGCCGCTCCGTGTTGCTACTATCCAGGCCGAAAACGATAACGGCGATCTTACCGAAATGGCGCGCGGCATTATGGGCGGTCTTGATTTAACCGCCGAACAGCGCGAAATAGTCAAGCAAAACACCTTTTATGTTGCAGAAAAAGCCAAAACCGCAAAGGAATTCACCAACTTTGTCGAAGCGGTTTTGCGAGTAACAAAACCGGACATGCTCCGCCTCGATCCTTTGCAATCCTATATCGGCGGCGATACATCGGACCCGGAAGTTGTTTCTAATTTTGTCCATGTCGGATTAAACCCGCTTTTGCAGAAATATCAATGCGCATGTATCGTCAACCATCATACCCCAAAGACCAATACTAGGGACACATCAAAATGGAAATCGTCAGACTGGCAATACGCCGGCGCCGGATCGGCCGTATTGACGAACTGGGCTCGGGCAATTATCATCGTGGATCCATGCAAGGATAATCAACGCTTGTTTCGATTTGTTGCCGCGAAGCGTGGTTGGCGCGTGGACTGGCGGGACGAGAACGATATGCCGACAATATTCAAACATTTTAAACATGCCCAGGAAAACGGCACAATATTCTGGCAACCAGCCACGGACGAAGAAGTTGAAGCCAGCATCAAGGCTCCGAAAACAAAATTTGACCTAGTGGATCTGGTGCCGGCCGATGAATCGATATCAAAGGATGATTTAATCGCCAAGGCTAAATCAGAGGGGATAGGCATGAACCGAGCGCGAAAGTTTATCAACGAGCTTCTTGACGAAAAAAGCCTGTTCGTGTGGAAAATACCACGCCCCGGAACCAACCCGAGAATTGATCTTGCCAGGGTACAGCAACCAGAACCAGTTTTAGCCGTTTAATTCCAGCCGTTACATCCGGCGAAATGCTTGCAAAATAACACCGATTTTACCATTGCCACGTTTCGAGTGGCTTTGCTGGTGTTTCCGGTTTGGGTTTCCTAATCCGCTTGGGCTTTTCCGGCATGGGATTGTTTTCCCGCCATGCCTTTTGCTTAGCGTCTCGGTATGCCTGCCAGCGTTTATCTGCGGCGGCTTTCATCACGACCGGGTCTTTGGGGTGTTGTCCGCCCTTCACGCGCGCCGGGTCCTTGAACACAAATCCACATTTCGGGCAAATCATGGCAACCTCCATCCCGGAGCGTTCCGGGCAATTAAAGCGTTGACCATCCTTAACACATTTTTCATTATTTTGTAATCAAAATTCGAGTAAATCAATTCTCCGGCGCCACTGGCAAAGTTAAGCCACAAACCCCACCGCCCGGACATTTCCTGCGCGACACTTGCTTTCATGGTGTTTGCCCTTCCGCTTTGGCGCTTATCAGTCTTGCTTTATTTTCGCAATATTGTCCAAAAGGATATGTTTGTTCTTCTTTGTTGCTATTTTCAAGCATCCGGGCGGCATAAAACCGTAATGCAATAGCGGCATTTTTCAATGCCTCCAGCAATTCCGGCGCGGCGGCTATTAAATCGGCATCATTTTCCGCTTGTTCCCTTCGGTTATGACTAGGGATCATACAAACCGGGCAAGTTCTTCCTTCGGAATGTATCCATATTTCTTCGCGTGGTTTTCCTGCCATAAAATACTCTCCTATACGATACGGTCCCGGCGTGTGTGTTGTTTTTGTTGTCATATTGCGATCCTTTCTGTTTGTTGTTTGTTCGCCCATGTTAATGCTTCCGGCCATGTATGCAACCAGCCAGAATCTTGAAAGCATTTAACAAGCCGGATCGTTCCGTCCCGTTTTGATTCTTCCGTTAAGGCTGTTCGCGTTTCCGTGTCGTAACCGTGCTTGGATATTTCTTCCTGTATTTTCCGGTCAGTCATATTGCCAACTCCCTTTCTGTATATTGCGTTATTCCTAACTTTTCGGACATTGTTGCGTTTTCCGGGCAATTCCCGGCGCCTGGCTGCCCTGCCACGCTTAGCGCGCTGTCCGGCAATGTCACGGCAAGCGCGGACCCTGTCGTCAATCCTGGGGCATCCTGGACGGGTTTTTCGGTTCCAGCCGTTACATCCGGTGAAATAGGCGCCTTTTCGCACCGTTTTGGCTCGGCAAAGTGCAAATCAATCCCTATCTGTTCGGATTCGTACTTGCTCCGGCCGCTTGCCTCGATCGTTATTTCCTCAATCCGTTTATAGCAGTTTTGCCATAAATCTTTGCATTCCTGGCAGGTCTCGGCCGGGTTATCCTCATGGATTACACACCCACAATCCGGCTTGTGCTGGATCGTTGCACGCACGCGCAACCAGCCCCAAGCCGTCCCGGCGCCATGGGTAACCCTGACATCGTTATTGTCAAATCCGCCCTTGATTAAGGCCCGTTTTACTATTGATGTTTCCTTTTTTCTATCCATGTCAATTTGCTCCTTTAATTACCCAGCCGCAACCATCGTAAACCATGCCACAAGCGCAGGGAATATTTTTAACTTGTCCAATCCTGGCCGGTAAACGCGCCCCACAAGTACATTTAAACGATCCCGGCGCCGGTACTCCGACCGGATAACCCTCGTCACGTATCCAGGCTATTTTTTTTAATATCAATTTCATCTTTTCAATTCCTTTCATTTGTTTATTGCAGTTTTTTTACCGCTTCCAATGCTTCCGCTTCCAGCTTGTCAATCTCCGCCCTTGCTTCTTTGACATGCTCAATAATGCGATTCTTTACTGCCTCGACCGCTTCGGCTTTTAATTCACGCTTGTTTTCCTTAATTGCTTTCAATAATCCGGGAATAATAGCTACCGTTATGAAATCCCGTTCGCCGGGTGTGGGAGCGTTAAAACCCGTTACCTTTATTTCGTTGTAACCGTTGCTGTTTATCACTATCGACGTTTCGCCCATATCCCGGCCGCGGTAAACAATCGTTCCCGGATTATTTTCATATCCGGCGAAGCTTTTGCGGTCTTGGCCATCGGCGGAAATATCCGATCTTAATAGCTCGCAATAATATTTTCCGTCCAACCCTGCCGCCGGGTGCTGGTATGTGTCAAAAAGCCCTTCACAATTACGCCAGCGCCATGATCCGGCCTTTTCTATGTCCGGGTATATATGCGCTTGCTGAATATGCCATGTTGTTTTCTGCGCGTGTCCTTTTTTCGTGCTGATTTCGATTGTCGTTTTCATATTTGATTCTCCCCTTTTAATGCCGTTTTATTGATTAACGCTGAATTGATTAACTTCGCCATTTCCCGGCCTTTTTCCGTCAATTTGATGTCATTTCCCTCCATTGTGGTAAGATTGCCAGTTATTAATACCGCCTTTGTAATTGTCCATTTATCCAGATTTGCCCCGCACGCCATATATGCAAACGATTCCGGGAATGATGCCGGTTCCGTCTCAAGCGCCGTCGTGAGTATCGCCGCCAGTACTTTGTTTAATTCGTTTTTTCCCATGATTTTTTGCCCTTCTTTAATGAGTTTATTAATTCCTGATCGATTTCGGGATGCGGCGCTGCTATCCAGGCTGCCGCTATGCTCTCCGGGGCCAGGTCACGGGTCCGCGGATCCCGCCGGATGCAATCAATAACCTTAGCCGGCTCAACCGGCACCCAGCGCCGGCCGCCAAAATCAACGCGGACCGGATCCGCGTTAAATACTGCCACCTGGCCGCCGCTCGTCATTACAACGCCTTGGCCCTGGGCCAGCGCCACAACCACAAGCGATTGAATCAATCCGTTCATCTTTGTTTTACCTTCCTGTGTTTGTTGTTCATTGTTCAATCTTGTTATATATAGTAGCATTAACTATGCCAATTAGCACGCATAATCATTACATAGTGCTTTTTGTTAATGTTTATGATGATTATTTATTTTCAGCAGGGCCGGATTTGCTCTTATTCCCTCGTTTTTCTTTGTCATTTTTTAGAACATATCCCTTTTTTTCTCTTTAATGATAAGCGAGACTCTCACGGCCGTTAAAGTCTCTGTGTGATGGTCTAAGCCTGGGACATAAGAGAGAGACTGTCACACTCACATGCACGGGGGCTATTCTTATATAGCCCCGTGCGTGTGTGACTGTCTCGATGTCTGTGACTGTCACGCTTACACTGTAACACCCCATAACAGCCCGTTAGGGTCTTGCCTGTCCTGGTAAGAGCAATCCCCCAGGCGTTAAGCAAGGCAGGGGGGGGGGGATGGTCAAAACCTGTCAATAACTGAGCAAATATACATAATTCTCAAAACTGATAAATATAACCCTTAAATCTGTAAATCCTTACAAATTCGCACGTTAGTAGACTTAACTGTTATTATGCGACGTTGCTTACCCCGGCAGGGGGCCCCTTTTTGATTATGGGTCCCATCCATAGATACTCCATTCCTGGGATTTTCAAAAATAATGCTTGCACAAAGTTCAACGATGTGGTACATTGGGTAAAAAAGGAGGCAACCATGGCGATAGGGGATCAGGTATTGTGCAAGCCGGAGTGGGAGACATTTGCGAGGGCGATGGCGGAGAAAAAGACGCGAAAGGAGGCGTATGTTCTGGCATACGGGGAGACAAAAAATATAACGCAACGGGCGTGTCATTTGCTTAAGAACGAGAGGATAACGGACCGGGTGATGTTTTTAAGTGGGGGGAAGATAAAGCCGAAAGTCAACACATTCACGAGGAAGCCGAAGATAGATTTTGAAAAAGAGTTGGATTTGAAGTCCGTGATCAAGACATGCCGGGAAGTGATTGAGACGACGGAGAGCACGCCGCAGAAACTCAAAGCGATTGAGGTGCTGAACAAGTTGGGGGTATTTGATGGGGAGAATAAGGACGAGGGTAGGCGGATGGATCCCGGGGCGGTGTGCGAATATCTGGCGCAATTTGCGGGGGCGCCGGCGAAGGAACTGGCAAGGATACCTGGCGGGGTCAAGGGATTATTAAAATGCCTGATGGAATTAACGGGTGTGAGTGCGCTTCAACTGATCGCAGAACTGGGCGAAACGGCGCATGAACCCAAACCACCCGTTTCTGAACCTTCGATGCCTCCTGAATCTGAAAAACCTGCGGACCGCGGACTTGTGTCTGTCGGGAATCCACTGGGGCCAAACGCCATGTTTGAGAAGGCGCCGGAGGTATTTACCGATCCGGTGTTGGTCGAGAAGAAACCTGACCTACTGGACTTTGAGAACGAAGAAGCGAGTAAAGTTGAGAAGGTGGAATTTTGAAACGGAAATTCAAAAACGATTGGTGCCGCAGTTGTCTTTATTATCCGTTATCAAAAAACTGTCGATGGTGTGGTAAAGGGATTAACTGGATGAGGCGGGAAAAGAAGAAAAAATGAATCAGGATTTGACTAAAGGGCAGGCTAAATTTACGAGTTTCAATCATCCGCTGATGCAGGCGCAGATGTGGAGCATGCCGGAATTGTACGAATGGCAGCGGGAGATTATCGAGGAAGCGGCAAGCCCGGGTGCGCGGGTTGCCGTCAGCACAAACAACGAATCGGGTAAAACTCGGATTTTGGTTCCTTTGATCGGGTTGAGTGTGTTGGCGGCATTTCCTGGGGCAACGGTATTCAGTACGGCCGGCGCGGAGGAACAGGTTCGGGGGCAGTTGTTCAAGTACCTGGCGGGGATAATACGGCCGCACGAAGGGGCGGGATGGAGCATATCGGCGAGCGATTTAACTGTGACGGCGCCGAAGATACGGGGGTTAAAGAGCAGGTGGATATCGAGGGTGCCGCGGGATGCGCTGACGATCGAGGGCTATCATGGCGGCTGGGAAAAGGACGACAAGGGCGAATGGTGTTGGTGTCCGGTATGCGTGATCATAGACGAGGCCAAGAGCGTTGACGCGGCTGTTTTTGAGGCTGCATGGAGGATTGACCCCGATTTTTTATTTGTGATTTCAACGCCCGGTGAAGATGCGGGGCCCTTCTTCGAGGCCATTGCTCCGGACACGCTGGACGGGGGCATAAAGCACGATCCGGATGGATTATGGCATTACAGGCGCAAGATTTCATGGCGTGAATGTCCGCATTTGCTGACGCCAGGAAAACTTGCCCGACGCGAAAAACTCATTGAAAAATACGGGGCAAGATCGAGTTTTATCAAGAGTTTTCTGGAAGGCGAATTTCAGAGGCAGACTGACGAAAATAATGTGTTCACAGACACCGATCTTGAGCGTGTCAAGTTGGCGATGAGACCGCGCGCGAACTATAATCCCGGCAAGAAGTTTGCGGGCTTGGAATTTTCGGGCGGCGGGGACGAGCAGCCGATAATGATTCTTGACGGCGACAAGGTTGTGTATGGAAAGGTCTGGCGCGAAGAAGACACCGATAAATTGGCGCAGAATTTTCTGATTGATTTAAGAAGGTTTGAGGTTAAACCCCAAAATGCCATTGCCGATAACGGAGGAATCGGCCAGGCGATAATTGACAACATGGAATCCAGGGAGTACCGCGGAATTGTGCGTTACATGAATAACCAGGATCCCGTCAGCCGGCATGAATATGCCGACCGGATAACCGAGGATCATTGGCGGTTCAAGGAAATGCTTCGATTGCATCCCGAGATTCAACTTCAAGACGATCCGGTTTTAATGAAACAGATGCGTCAGCGCCGGTTTATCATGGACGATCATAACCGGGTTAAGTTGGAGCCGAAACGCAATCACCGCAAACGGACCGGGGAAAGTCCGGACAGGTTGGATACCCTGATAATGACGTTCTCGGAGTGGAAACCGCCGAAAAAGGAAGAAAAAAAGACCGAATACCATTCCACGATCGAGGAAGAAGCGCGCAAGAAACGCGGTGAAGGAGCGCAGGCGGCGTTCGGGTGGATAAAAAAACAACCCGATATGGCCCGAATGATGGTAAATCACACTCAAAAAATAAATGTAAAATAAAGTTGACTATTGTACAACTTTGTGTCACACTATTCCCATGAATGAGAAATAATAGTGACAATGTGACACAAAATGGCTGATTTTCTCACACCTGATAGTGAG